AAAGATAGACAAAAAATACAAGAGATAGAATGAAAAAAATATTATTAGTTGGTGGTTGTAGTTATTCAAACGAAAAATTTAGCTCAGTACATCATCCTGATTTAGATGTTAGTTGGCCTAAATGGCCACAATTACTTGCTGAAAAGTTAGATATGCAACTTGTAAATTTAAGTGAGTCGGGTGCAGGACAAGAATATATCTATAGTAATATAATTGATAAATTACAAACTATTGATCACTCTAAAATAGGTTTAGTTATCGCAGCTTGGAGTACAGCACCTAGACGTGACTATCAGAAAGAAAGTTTATATTTAAAAAATAAAAAATGGACATATGATAAGAATGATATGGTTCAAAAAATGATATGGACAAATGACATGTATGATTCAAAAGGTTGTATGTATTACTGGATAGATAAATCATTAAGGTATTATTATAGTCTTCAGATGGTTTGTGAAAATTTAAAATTACCTTATAAACAATTTCAAATGGTAGATTTATTTAAAGGTTATCTATGGCAAGAACTTATCAGTAGAAGAACAAATGATGTTGCAGATAATAAACAAGTACCTATAATAAACAATATTGATGATCTTACGGTAGAAGAAAAACATTGGAAAGAAACACAAGAAAAGAAATACTTGGCACAAATACATAATAGTCCTTACTATGAGATTATTAATAGTAACTTCATAGGGTGGCCTACAGATCCAAGATTAAATGGTTATAGTATAGGTGAGAAAGTATTAGATAATACTACTGATAGAATATCAAAAATTGATTTACATCCTAATGAATTAGGTCAAAAGAAACTAGCGAAATTTATATATGAAAAAATTGATAGTAAGCGGTTGTAGTTATACAGCTAAAGATTATATTTCATCAGCACATCCTGAAATGGATTGTTCTTGGCCAAAATGGCCAGAGATGTTAGCAAAAAAATTAAATATGGAAATAGTTAATCTAGCATTTAATGGTGCAGGTAATAGATTTATATTACAAACTTTATTAGAGGCAATAGAAAGAACACCTAAAGAAGAAATAGGTATGGTTATAGCTGCATGGTCACAAGCAAATAGAGATGATTGGCAAGAATATCATAGAACAGGACCTAAACTTAAACCTATTCAGTTTAAGAATGAAAGATTTGTAAAAGGTTTTAAGTGGGATAATATGAGAATAGGTAGACTTGGCAGTATTTTTGGTTGGGTAAGAGAGTCATTACTAGGTTACATAACTTTACAAAATGTATGTAAAAGATATAATATACCTTTAAAACAATTTCAAATGATTGGTTTGTATAATGGATGGATAAGCGGACTAGGAAGAACTGAAGATGAAATAAAGGCTGGCTTACCTAATTATGTATATGAAGGAGATACAGAAGCAGATCGTCAACAAATAAGATTATTAATACAAGATTATGAACAATTTATTGATGAAGATACTTTTTTGGGATATAAAAAAACTACTGATTTAAATGATAAACTATCACCGCCTATGTGGGCACCTATAGAGGGAAGTGTAACTTTACTTGATAAAATAGCATACCCTATGGAATTAAGTGCAGGTGATGATATACATAAAATAAGTAAATTTGATGAACACCCTAATGAACTAGGACAACAAAAACTAGCGGAGGTTATATATGACAGGATGGGATAGAGATTTTAAAGAAAACAAAATCCACTATATGCACCTTTTTGAAAAGTCAATGCAAAAGGAACAGGAAGCAAACGTTGAGTTTTTAGAAGACAAACTTAAATTACACACAGGCAGAAAATATGTTGTTGCATGTAGTAACGGCACAGACGCATTACATTTTGCTTTAAGAAGTTTAGGCATAAGAAAAGGTGATGAGGTATTAGTACCACAATTCTCATGGATATCTTCAGCGTCTTGTGTATCTATGGTCGGTGCTACACCTGTATTTTGTGAGATTGATATATTGTCTTATCATATGTCGTTAGATAGTATTAAACGCATGTATTCAGATAAAGTAAAAGCAATTGTTTATCCACATCTATTTGGTAACATGTCTGAAACAAAAGAGATATTAGAATTTTGTAAAGAAAAGAATATTGCATTTATAGAAGACGCAGCCCAATCACTAGGTGCAAGTTTAAATGGTGTCAAAGCAGGATCAATAGGTGACATATCAACATTAAGTTTCAATGCAAACAAAGTTGTTGCTGGGATTGCAGGTGGCGGCGCTATCTGTACAGATGACAAAGAAAAAGCAGAGATGTTTAAGAAGTTAAGAAAACATGGTGAGCGTGAGATGTTAGGTTATAACTCTAAAATGTTATTAATGAATGCTGAATTTATTAACTTTAGATTAACTAAAATGAAAGAATGGCAACAGAAAAGGCAAGAAATTGCTAAAATGTATGATGAACAATTACAAGAATATGTTACAATACAACCTTCAACAAATGGTTTAGACCATAACTATCACAAGTATGTTATCAGATTACAAAATAAAAGAGTTAGAGATAATCTTAAAAAGATATTAGACGCAAAGGTACATTATGATTTACCTTTATCTGAAAACAAAATGTATAAAGAAATAGAACATAGAGCAGATGATATGTTTATAAGCAAAATAGTTTGTGATACTATATTGTCTTTACCTATACACCCATGGATGACTAAACAAGAAGTTAATAAGATTATTCAAACAATCATACTTACGTTAGAATATAAGCAAGATCAATTTGTAGAAGATATGAAAAAGATATTAGGCGATGATCTGTTTGATAAAAGATTATTAAAAGAAACAACAGAACCTATCTACGAATATATTGTAGAGAAGATATATCAAACACCAGGTTACATAGAAGAAGAACCATTTAAAAATAAAAGAAAGTTAAAAATAGCATTTAATAAGTTTTATGAAAACACTATCTGAAATACAAGAAAATTATTTAGCCATAGACTTCTTTATGTCAATGTCATGTAATAAAGATTGTCATTATTGTACAAGTTATACTTTAGAAATGAGAAACTTGACAGTTGATATGGACTTCTTAAAACAAACATTACACTATTTAAGAAATTACAAGATACGTGTTTGTTTGTTAGGTGGTGAACCTGGTCTAATTAAAAATTTAGATGATGTTATTAATGAAGTTAAAAGCAGACCTAATCATGTGTGTTCGGTACTATCAAACTCTTTTGTACGTAAAAGATATCCACATATACTAAAAGATCCTGATATACTTTATGTTGAACATAACATACTAGATTTTTATGAAGACGGTATTAAAAAACTTGGTAGTTTAGATTTACTACCACCTTATGGTTTCATAAAAGAAAATGATTATAACAATTACAATCTATGTGTAAAGACACCTAACTTTTTTAAATATAAACATCTATTTCCTGAAGAAATGAAACAGTTAGATCACAAGAATACAATGTGGAAATCATTTAATGGTAGAACACCTAACAAAGATGATGTATTAGAAGTACATACTCAAGCAGCTGAAATAGATCGTAAGATGTGTGCAGCTTTTCCTATGGTACCTGTTATCAATTTTGAAACAAGAAAGATTGTACATTGTAGTAAAAAGTTTGCTAATAATATTATTCACTCAAAAACATTTGACATAACACAAGAAAACGTTGATAAGATGATGAACTTTCAATTATTTAAATATGAGAACTATTGTAAAACATGTACGGAATGGGTTGAACCTAAAGGTCACTTTCCTATGAGAAAATATGCGAGGTTACTAAATGAATAAAATATTTGCAGTAGCACTTAATCTACACGACCATAATACATATGATGGTGTCTTTCATAATCAAAGAGAAAGATTTACTAGATTTAAACACAATCTACCTTATCATGCTGAGGCGTATGATCACCAATCAGATATATTAAACCCTGGCGACTACAGATTAAATGATGAGTTTGTAAAAGAGTATTGGAAAAAAACAGATGATGTATTAGCATTTACATATACGTATGGTGGTGTTAGAATGTGTAAAGATATGTTGCCACAAGATGTATTTGATTATGAACCAAAGAAACTATGGGATCACTATTACAAAGATGGCATTTACTTTATAGATCATCATCAATCACACGCCGCATATGCTTTTCTTAATTCAGGTTATGAGAAATCTGATATACTTGCGATTGATGGTATAGGATCAAAATATAGATGTGTCTTCTTTGATAAAGATGAAAACTTAATTGATCTATCAGACAAGTTACCTATTGGTTGGTTATGGAATCATATGTCTAACTTAACAGGTTTTGGCACACTAGGTGCTAGTAAGTTAATGGGTAAAGTTGGGTATGGTAATTTTAGTCAATACTATTACAACATATTTGAAACTATATTATCAGGACCTATAACTGAAAAGAAACAAAAACATTTTCAACATATTAAGTTAGATAACATAGATGATTTAGCACATACACTACAAAAATTTACAATAGATAAAATAAAAGAGTTTGTCTATCCGTTAAAGAGTTGCGATAACTTATGTATTGCAGGTGGTGTTGCTTACAATGGTTATATGAATGAAGAATTTACTAAACATTATGAAAATGTATTTGTGCCACCTGCTGTGGGTGATGAAGGACAAGCAGTAGGCACTTATATGCATTGTGATTATGTAATCAATAATAATATACATAAATCAGAAACATTTGCTGGTATAGAATACGAACATAATAAAGGTGAAGACGCTGACTATAAAAAGATTGCCCAAGCAATTGCTGATGGTAAAATAGTAGGTTGGTTTCAAGGTAAATCAGAAAGTGGTAATCGTGCATTAGGTAATAGATCAATACTTGCAGACCCACGTAATCCTGATATAAAAGATATTATCAATCATACAATAAAAATGAGAGAGGACTTTAGACCATTTGCACCTGCTGTATTAGAAGAACACTACAAAGAATATTTTGATACAAGATTACCTAGTCCATATATGAGTAGAATATGTAAAGTTAAAACAGATAAGGTTCCTGGTATTACTCACGTTGATAACACAGCAAGAATACAAACGGTCAATAAAGAATTTAACGAAAAGTTTTACAATATCATTAATGAGTTTTATAAGATAACAGGCATACCAATGTTATTGAATACTAGTTTTAATTGTAGAGAACCCATAGTAGAGAGTCCTAAACAAGCGATAAATACCTTTAAGAGGACGGCATTAGATATATTAATAATTAACGATAAGGTGATAACAAAATGAGCATATTTGACACAATGGAAAAAAGACATCACGTCTATGAATACCACGAAAAAAATATACCAGACGAAACAGTAAAAGAGTTATTATGGAAGGCATGGAAAATATCGCCATCTAAACATAACTTTATGCCTTACAAAGTATCTGTATTAGGCCCTAATAAACAAGAAGATAAATTTAAGATGTGGAAAATGTGTCAGTATAATCATAAGCGTATGGAGGAGGCAGGTGCAAAACTACCTAGAGAGGATACTTCAGTAAATCCTTATAACGACAAACCAGAAGAATATACTTTCCATACTAATCCTGCATATAATCACGTAAGATATAATTCACATCTATTAATTTTTAGTGCTAGAATTTGTAAGTTAAATGGATACATGAAACACGTAGTAAAAAAAGAAGGACATTATGCTGAACAATGTGAGAAAAGTGAGGTATCAAATTTAAGAGTTGCTTCTAGTTTTGAAGCAAGTTTATTTGCGTCTAATCTAACTGCCTTATGTATTGAACAAGGTATAGACGTTTCATACAACCTTTGTTTTCCTGGAGAGAAAGAAGTATGGAAAAATATGCCATACTTATGGTATGATAAAGAACAACAACACGCAAGGGTATTTGCAAATATGTCATTAGGATATGGTAAGTATTTTAGACATCAATGGTTAAAAGATAGAAAGAAAGGTATTGGTCATTTAGATTTAAAACCTGAAGCAGAGGAGATTATAGAATGGGTATAGTTGACACATACGAAAAAAGACATCACGTCTTTGATTATCAAAAGAAAAACATTCCAGATGAACTTGTAAAAGATATATTATACAAGGCATGGAAAATCACACCTTCAAAAAATAACTTTATGCCCTATCAAGTAAGTGTAATAGGACCTAATCAACAAGATGTAAAAGATGAGGTGTGGAAAAGGTGTACCTTTAATCATAAAAGAAAAGAAGAAGTTAGTTTTAAAAGAAAAGATGGCGATGGTGTTGAATATAAAACACAGCTTGGTAATAAAACAGATTACAAATTTAATATCAATAGGTCATATAATCATGTGAGATACAATTCACACCTAATAATGTTTAGCGCTAGAATTTGTAAACCAAACAAATACATGGCAAGAATGATTGAAAAAGAAGGACATTACGCTGAACAATTAGAAAAAAAAGAAGTTGACGAGATAAGAATGACAACTAGTTTTGAATGTGGATTATTTGCAGCTCATCTTGCTGGAATATGTATTGAAAATGGGATAGATGTTTCATATAATCATTGTTTTCCTGGCGAAGCAAACGGATGGCCAAGTCTGCCATTTTTATGGTATGATGAAGAAAAAAAATGGGCAAGAGTATTTGCTAACATGTCTATGGGATATGCTAAATATTATAGATACCAATGGATGATAGATGGAAACAGAGGAGAAGATTTAAAACCTGAAATGGAGGATGTTGTAAAATGGATATAGATAAACTAAACAAAATACTAGAACAAGTATTTACACCAGATATTGATGAAATAATATCTAAACAAGATATAATAGGAATGAGATTGAGTGGTGGTATAGACTCAGCGTTCTTATGTTTTCTTACTATGAGTAAATACCCTAATAAGAAAATATTACCTATTACAATGTATAACAAATTAAGACCTGCAGCTATGGATGCTGTAGATAATGTTCTTAACGCATTAAGAATTTTAAAACCAGAAAATGAAAATCTTTTGTATTCTGATATTGCATTTTTTGATACGTCTAATTTTAAGAAGACACAAAAACAAATTGAAGATTATGAAACAAAAGGAATAAAATACAATCCTAAAGATACTTTTCAAAGAGAATGGTTTAGAAAACTATGGGATAAGTATAGTAGATTAGGCATAAATTTAAATATTTATTTTTCAGGCGAAACTCTAAACCCACCTATAGAAGAACAACCTAAAATAATTACAGGTGAATGGCGTAAGTTTCCGAGTGATAGAAATGTTAAGAAAGACAAATTATGGACTGTAACAGATAAATTTTATTACGGTCATAAGAGATATGAGTTTAAACCTTTTCGTAATATAAACAAAAAACAAGTTGCAGATTGGGTAAGATCACTTGGTTTAGATAAGACTTTATTTCCTGTAACTGAAACTTGCGAAACAGAAATCTTTATGTATGATGTATATACTAAAGACTTTAGAAGAAAATATAATAACCCAGGTGCAGAACCATGTAAAGTATGTTGGCCTTGTAGAGAGAAATATTGGGCATATGGTTACTATGATTTTAATACACCAGAGGATAAAGACGAGTGGAAGCTATAGATTTACAATTATTTAAAAACATTATGGCAGAGGCCAGAAACAATACTGACCTTTTAGATTCGTTTAGCCCTAATCAATTTAAATCAAAACAGAAATTAGTAGATATGATACATAATTGCGTTGATATTAATTCTGAAACTGAAATAGTAATATTTGGTGGGTGGTATGGTAGTATATTAATACCAATGTTTAAAGAAGTTAAAAAGATTACTTTAATTGATATAGACAAAGAAGTAATTAATATTGCTAGTAATAGATTATTTAATCACTATAAAAATGTTGAGTTTAGAGTACAAGATGTATTTGAGTATAACAAACTAAATCAGTATAAAACTGCTAATCTCTTTATAAACACATCTTGTGAGCATATGGCACCTATGAAAGAATGGCCTTTATGGGAATGGATATTAAGAAGAAACAATCCATATTTTGCATTTACTTCAAACAATATGTTAAGTATAGAAGGTCATATTAATTGTGTATATGATTTAGATGATTTTAAAAAACAATTACCCGACACATCAAAAGTTTTAGCTGAAAGTGAAGTTACAGATGAAAGAGGTAGTAGATATTTGTTAGTAGGTAAAATATGAAAAGAGTAATATACAGTTTTTACATTGATATACCAAAAGATGAACTTGATATATTTGATAAGAATATAATAACATCAAATAAAATTACACCTATCAATTACGTCACAAAGGATGCCTTTAAAGAAAACTATTCAAAGTTAGTAGCTTGTAAAAAATGGTATGCAAAACAATTGGGCGTAGATTTTAAAATGTTTGAGTATGATATAGATTTTATCTTGTACAAAGAAAATATGCAAAGAAAGTATCCATATATTACAGCATACAATGTAGTAAATTTTTATAAGATACATTTGTTTTATAAACTTGCTGAACAATATGATGAAATACTTTATTTAGATTTTGATGTTGTACCTATGCATGATGATAATTTCTTTGAGGTATGGGATTTATCAAAAGGTATTGGGATACAACACAATACACATAAAGTTATTCCTATGGATGAAGTAACTGAAAGATCACAAACTATTCGTAGTCCTACAGCAAAGTATTATAATGCTCAAGCAATGTTATTAGATAGAGGTTTAAATCCTAAACATCATGTAGTCAATACAGGTATTATTGGTGCAAGTAAAGAACACATACAGAAATTAAAATATTTTGATAACTTTGATTCTGATATGGCAGAAATGAGTAAATTAACTGAAGGCCATGATATGTATCCTAAAAAGATAACAGACTTTTTTGGTTGGGATAATGAAACATTGTTTGCAGTTAAGATAGCAGAAAATGATGTACCAATACAATGGTTAAATCAGAAATGGCATTACTTCTTTTCTGATCAAGGCTTTGTACCTAAATCAGTTGTACTATGTCATGCTATCAATAAAAAATTTGACGTTGTTTGGAGAGCATATCATAATGATTAAAATTTGTACTGTATATTTTGAAGGTTTATACAAACCTGAACACGTATCAAAATTATATAGATCACTAAAAGAAAATAGTACTGTGCCTTTTGAGTTTATCTGTTTAAGTGATACAGACGTTGAGGCAGATGTAGTATTACCTTATAATCATCATAGTAATATTAAAAAACATTGGCACAAATTAAAATACTTTAGTCCTCAATTTGCATATCAAAATCCTGGTGATGATATAATCATTATGGATATTGATCAACAGATTGTAGGTAATGTTGATGAGATACTAAACTATCCTGTAAAAGAGGATGAGTTACTTACATATGATAGTTGGTGGAATGTTAAGACTAGTAGATTTGCTGATAGAGTGATAATACCTATCAATGGTGGTTTCTATAAATTTAAATCAGGTAGTTTTAAATACATATGGGACGACTTCTCATTAAATCCTGAATACTGGCAACTACACTACTATAACAAAGGTGATGTTCATTACAAATACTATGGCGAACAAAACTATGTCTATTGGAAACTAGATGAACATAAAGCGAATATCAAATATCTACCTGGTGAATGGGTTGTAAAATGGACAAATGAAGATAGACAAAATGTAGAACTAAACAAAATGTATTCTAAAAAGTTTGATACAGACTATATGATATTAGGCGACCCACACGAAAATATAAAAATAATACACTATTTAGGACCAAGAAATGGAAAAGATATTTAAAGATAAAAAAATGACTGCTGTGTCTAACAGTAGGCCAGGCTATGTAGATACTTCGGATTGGTTTGCAACATTATCTAAAGAAGGTGAAGAAAGAAAACTAGATCCTAATTCTATAATGAATAGAGCAAAAGATAAAAGTAGTTGGTTTTGTCACTTTCCATTTTCAGAAATGTTTATAGAACTAAATGGTAAATTTAAAGCCTGTTGTCTTGCAACTGAAAGTAAAGATTATAATATAAACAATACATCTATAAAATCATGGATGGAAGATAGTAAATATCTGAATGATTTAAGAAAAGAAATGTTAGACCCTAAAAAACATGGAACAAAAGCTATTAACGAACATTGTAAAAGATGTGTTGCAGATGAAGCTCGTTATGGTAAGTCCAGAAGAACACACCATATGTGGAAAGAATCAAGTACCAAAACACGTTGGGATGCCATAGAAAGAAATGTTAGAATGTATGAAAAGACAGGTGTATGGACTTTTGATGAAAGAATTATGCAAATACAATTAAAGTCTTTTGGTATTCAATGTAATTTAGATTGTCATATGTGTAACCATGATAGCTCATCTATGCGTATTGATATGATGAATAAACATAATGTTTATAGTGAAAAGATGTTTGGCACAATGAAAAACACACAGCGTAAAATTAAACTTGTTGAAGATAATCTAAACAAACAAGATAAAGAAGATGTTATAAAACAAATAAAAGAACTTGCACCATATCTTAATAGTATAAAAATCATAGGTGGTGAACCACTAATAATGAAAAAGTATTTTGAGTTTTTAGAAGAAATAGTAAAAACAGGACACGCACCTCATATAACAATTAAGTTTCAAACTAATCTTACAAAACTAGGTGAAGGTAATCATAGATTTATTGACTTTGTACCTAAATTCAAACAAACTTCATTTACTGCCTCTATTGATGGTATTAATCAGTATGCCGAATATTTAAGAAGAAGATCAGAATGGCCAGAGATAGAAGCAAATATAGATTTGCTTAATTCAGATAAGTATAGAGATAAAGCACATGTTGATGTTAATTCTGTTATTACCTGTTTAAGTGTTTTACGTTTTTATGAAGTTATTGAATACTGTAAGAATAATCCAGGTGTGAGAAGTGCAGGTTGGTTAATGATTGAAAGACCTAATTCATTAAGAGTAAATAATTTACCTAAAAAATTAAAAGATGAACTAATACCTAAATATAAGGGATGGCCTGACATACAAGCTGCATTAAAAATGCCTGAAGATGAAAATAATGATTTTCAGGACACGTTGAACTATATGTTACAACAAGACAAGGCTTACGTAGGAACTAAATGGGAATCACATTTGTTTGATGTGTTTCCTGAATTGAAAGAATACCATGACGAAAGATGAATTTGAACAGAAACTAAAAGATAAAAAGATATGGTGGTGTCCTCTGCCTTGGACCCATATCTTCTCTAGTTTAAGTGGCAGATATGCACCTTGTTATGACGCATTGGCAAAGACAGGTCACAATATGGAAGATACAACTATACGAGAATGGTATACTTCAGATTATCAAAATAAATTAAGAGAAGAAATGCTCAAAGAAGATTACGATGGTAAGTTTTTTGATGAACATTGTACAGGTTGTAGAAAACACGAAAAGTTATATGGTCGTTCAGATAGACAAAAGTATGTTGAACAGGTACTAGCAGGTACATTTGATAACAAGGTACCAGAGTTATTAAGAGCAGTATTGAAGTTTCAAAAAGAAGGCAAGATTGATTTAGATGAAAGATTGCTAGATATTAAAATGAAGATGTTTGGTAATGCATGTAATTTAGATTGTTATATGTGTCATCCTAGAAGTGCTAACACAAGAACTATATCTCTTAACAAAGTATTTAAAAACACAGGCAAAGTTTTTGATCCTGATTTAGACCCTAAAGATGGTGAAAGAATGAATACTATGAAACATGATGAAGAAGAATATTTAAATGATGTTGCTTCAGTAGCAAAATATACTAAATCAATAAAACTAATTGGTGGCGAACCATTAGTTATGAAAAATCATTATAAACTATTAGACAAGTTAGTACAATCTGGCTATTCAGATGGTATAGGTTTAATATACAAAACAAATCTATCAGTATTTAAAATGGAAGGTTATGACTTTAGAAATTATTTCGGTAAATTTAAAGAGTTTATTATGAAAATATCTATTGACAGTTATGGTAAATATAATGATTATATAAGAAAGAAATCTGATTGGCCACAACTAATTAATAATATGAAAGTTATGAAAGCAAGAAAAGATTGTAGAGTGAATGTCCATAGTGTAGTATCTTTTTTAAGTGTTTTGCATATATGGAAACTACAAGAATTTTTAAAAGAGTTAGGTATAGATCATACTTATTATATTATACAATTTCCTCAAATATTAGAAGTTAAAAATTTACCATATGAAATTAAACAAAGTCTAATACCAAAATACAAAGACTTTCCTAATATTGTAAAATCGTTAGAGGGAGAACAAGACAAAGAACAATTTATAAAAACAATAGAGTATTGTCAAGCACTAGATCGTAATCATAACAACTATAAATTATTTGAATTATATCCTGAACTTGAAAGTTATTATAGAAAGGCAAAAAATGAAACTAACATACAATAATCAAACTATTGATCTTTTTTCAAAAGATATATTTCCTGAAACACCAAAGACTGTAGTTGTAAGTTTATCAGGTGGATTAGATTCGTCTTCATTAACTTACTTAATTGCAACACACTTTCCTGATATTGAAATATATCCATTTCACTCCAGAGATGTAGATGGTCCTTTAGATACTGAATGTGCTTTAAATGTCCATAAGTATCTACAAAATTATTCATCACAAGTAAAAGACTTAACTATCTTTGATGTTAATACAAGTGATCCTGTCTGGTTACAAAAGGCACAAGAAGAACTAGACTCACCACAAGGTAAAATAGGTGGTGTTCCTAAATGGGGTAATGTTAGAGGTGGATCAAAAGCACTACAAAATAGAAGTGCTAGAGAAGAAATGAACAAAAGGCACAATACAATTGTTGCAATGGCAATGTCTATGAACCCACCTGTTGATGTTATGAAAGAGAGAGGATTTTATGATGTTGCAGAAAGAAAAAGAGACCCAGGCAGATCAGATGAAAAGTTTTTAAATTATGGTACTTACATGCCTTATTTACATGTTGATAAAAGATTTGTTGCAGGTGTTTATAAAGAACATGGTCTTATGAAAGAATTATATCCTATGACTAAATCGTGTGCATGGGGACCTGAAAGTGGTAATACAAAATATCCAGACCCTTGTGGTAGATGTTTTTGGTGTGGTGAAAAAGGATGGGCATTTGAGAATAATTTGTTGTAGATTTGGTAATAAGTTTAATCAATGGCATGTTGATAACTTAAAACATATGATAGACGAATACTCTGGTCTAAAATATGATAGTTTTGAAGTTATAGAAGATGATCTATATGGCAATTGGTTTAACAAGTTTCAAATGTATGATAGATTTAGAGATGGCGAAAATCTATACTTTGATTTAGATTTAGTTATCTATGATAAGTTACCTGATCTTATAAGAAAAGATTTTACACTATTAGATGATACATGGTGGAGAGAACGTGCTCATACACCTTTGAACTCATCTATAGTATCATGGACTGGTGATGTATCTTACATATGGGATAAG